TTTGCATCAGGTAAGTACGCAAAAGCAATATCAGATAGATCTGGATTAGAATTTCCATATACAGAAATGGTTAAAGAGTGGAATGGATCTTTTGTGCATATATCTGAGTATGAAGAAAAGCAACCACAGCTTCAACCACGAGCAAAATCAGCTGATCCTCAAGGTTTAAACAGAGCTAGACCTGATCGAACAGAACCAGCCACACCTAATTTATTACCAGGTAATCCATTTAGTTTTACTTCAGGATCTGCAAACGTGACAGTAACAGAACCCAATCATGGTAGATCTAATGGTGATACCGTTAGATTTAGAAATGTTGAGGGAACTCCTGGTGGTTTAGCATTTACAGTCTTTGAAAATGCTTCAGGATTTAGTATAAGTAGTGTAACAACAAACACTTATGTATTTGGTGCTGGATCAAATGCAACAGTGACAGAAAAAGCAGGAGGAATGACAGTAACAGCAGGACCAGTTACTCAGCAATCATAATGGCAGGGATATCTTACGACACGTTAGTTACACAAATTAGAAACTACACAGAGGTAGATTCAAATGTTTTATCTACAGATCAATTAGAGAATATTATTTTAAATGCGCAATATAGAATTATGCGTGATATTCCAATTGATGCAGATAGAAAACAACAGTCTGGAAACCTGGTTCCCGGTCAAGAAACAATTAACGCTCCAGGAGGAGCCTTGTTTATTAGAGGTATACAAGTTTATGATTCCTCTTCCGTGCTTACTGGTGCAAACACATGGTTAATTAAAAAAGATGTAACTTATTTACAAGAATATCAACCTGTTACAGGAACATCGGCAGCTCAAGGTAAACCAAAATACTATGCTATGTTTGGTAATGCCACAGGAGATGCAGACACTAATTCTGGACGTATCTTTTTAGCTCCTACACCTAATACAAATTATAAATTTAGAGTCCACTATAATAAGATGCCAGCAACTTTAGCCTCTGATAATACGACTAATTATATTAGTCTAAACTTCCCAAATGGCTTATTATATTGCTGTTTAGCAGAGACTTACGGGTTCTTAAAAGGCCCAGCAGATATGTTGACACTTTACGAAAACAAGTATAAACAGGAAGTACAGAAGTTCGGTGGCGAACAAATCGGTAGACGTAGAAGAGATGACTATACTGATGGTACAGTTAGAATACCGGTAAATTCACCATCACCATAAGGAGATAGAAAATGGCAAATACATCGGCAATATGTTCAAGTTTTAAACAAGAACTTTTACAAGGTAAACATAGTTTTGAATCATCTGGTGGACACACTTTCAAAATCGCATTGTTTGATAGCGACGCTACATTAGGAGCTTCAACTACAGACTATTCAACGTCTGAAGAAATTACGAATACTTCTGGAACTGCATACACAGCAGGTGGAGCAACTTTAACAAACCAAGGTGTTTCTTTATCTTCAACGACAGCCTTTACAGATTTTTCTGATGTCACTTATAGTTCAGCAACGTTTACTGCAAACGCTGCTTTGATCTACAATACAACAACAAACGGTGGATCAAGTACAACAGATGCAGTTTGTGCAATTGCTTTCGGTGGAGACAAAACTGCAACGAACGGAACATTCACAATTCAATTTCCTACAGCAGACGCTACAAACGCTATCATAAGATTAGCATAGGAGGACCACTATGTCGGTTTCTTCAGGATGGGGTCG